GGGCGGAGGTAGTCGTCAACTGCCAACCGTAGGAGCTCAGGATCCATATCCAATGCGCCTTCCTCAACAGCGAGGAGAGCGCGATTGTACTGGATATAGGGAGGATCGAATTTAGGTGGTCCATATTCGACTTGCTTCCCATAAACCTCGTCAATAGTATCAGCAATCAAAGACCGCTTAATCTTACTGACTGGTTTGGCTCTCAAAGGACATTGACCTAGTGCGACAACATTTCCAGTGGCGCCCACGCTGCCGTCATGAAAAACGGTAGCCTTAGGGTGGGCTGGGCCGGGGGCATAGACTTCAGCCCCCATTAATTTCGTGTCAACAGGCGAACTCTGTGCTCCCAAAACAACTGGGTTTTGCAACAATAGTTCTTCCCGCGCAATCTCAAATTCAGGTAAGGTCAAGCTAACGCATACTCCTTCTCGTTTACTGGAGAAAGTGAGTGGGCGCCCCGCAACATGGAAGCCGATAATAGCACCATCGGTGCGATCAGCAATGATAGGGGTACCACACATACCTTCCCGGGTATAAGAGGAAGAATATACGTAACCGTTCGGAATAGTGATATGTTCAGTTTTAATGTTTTCTCGCTGAACAGCACACACCTTTTCTGAAATGATTTTGTTATTGACATTCAACACTAAGTTGGCAGTACAGCTCCCGTTAAAATCGGACTTAAGGAGCATACTGGTGAGATCTTTGGAAGGGGGACATTTGGAGATATAGAGCAACACTAAATCCTTCATTCCGACTTGCACAACGTTGTTACGATATACACGGACTTTGAGGGGATTGCTGTCTACCCAATTTATGGTAATATCCTTAGACTCAAACCAAGGTTTGTTGAGATCAAAATCTTCATGGAAGAAGTGACACGGCATTTCGAAGATGTTCGAGCACAGAATCGTTGATCGACATGTCTGACCAGTTAAGTTGTCTTTGATTACTACAACATTTGACTTGGTCTTTGAGACACAATGATCAGAAGGTCTATTCTTCTTCTCCGCTGAAACTGTGGATCATTAGAGAATATAGAAAAACTTTGAAACCATGAAGGTTTACGAACTTCTCCGTCGGCTGCCTCTGGATTATTCTTCCTCCAAGCGTTCCACAGGAGTAAACCTGCAAGGATAACGCCGGAAGCTCCAGCAGCAGCAACGAGACCAGGTTGGTATTCAT